CCCTGTCGATAGAAAAGTAATTTCTCCATTCACCAATCCATTGCTTGTCTTGGAATAGATATAGTTATTATCGGTCGAAACAAATGCATTTCCATATAGGTCTATGACGCCGACATAAAGGTTTTGATATTCCAGGTTCGCACTGGCGCCGCTGCTTTGTCCGATAACTCTCAGACCTGTTCGAAACACACCATGGGTGAGATCGGTATTGAGCGTGCCATTTGCACCGATGCTGGACTGATAGACATTTGCCACACCCTGGGCCACGATATGATTATTTGTATCGAGCTGATAAACAACCTCACCTGAACTGTAAACCCCGCCCGATAGATCACTGGTGAAAAGGTTGGAGACAGACCCAAAAGCAATAACATTGGCAAATACAGTCGTATTGGTATAGCTAACAAGATTAGCCCCGACTGCATTTCCGGTGGTGAAGAAATCCTTGTTCATATCCCCACCGAAATAGGAGATCGTCAAAGAATTAGCCCCATCATCCTTGTCAATAATGACTGCCGTGCCATCCACATCATTGTTGGCATGATAGGTATAAAGGTCATCACCGATATTGAATGAACCCGTGGCGGTATCATAGATGATCAGGGCAATGGGCTGAATCAGTTCATCAAAGTCAACAAAATAAGTATCCTCTGTATAGGATGAATGCACCTGAAGATTGTCAATTCGCATAACTGATTCGGAAATGAGGACCAGGGCATTAGCACTATATCCATATCCACCATGGAGAAGGTCAACATCAACAGTACCCGCTGCGATAGTTGTATTGGATATTCGGGCAATGCCGCCTTCACCAGCAGAGGATTCAATTGCCATCAAATCCCCAATTTCAAATCCAGATCCTGCCTCCCCTGTTACTTCAAGGGTGGTCAATGATCCAATGACTGTGGGCCGCTCGGCTTTTGCCAGAACAAGATCCTGGCTGTTGACAATCTCCCCGGTATCGAAATCGCCATTGATTGCCGAGATATAGAGAACATCAATTAGCCGTCCATTAACACTCTTTCGAACAACGGCCTCAACAAATGCAGTGGCGCCCGAGGTATAACCAAAAATCTGTTTATTAACAAGAAGATGGTTGGTTTCCTTCAGGCTGACCTCAAGATATTTCGGCTTGATATATTGCCCATCCGAGGTACGGAATAAGTCATCGCCAGGATAATAGAGTCGTGCCCCGCTATTGAAAATGAGACGGAACAGGAGATTAATTCCGCGCTCTGTACCTTTTGATCGATAGATATCCAGGGCATGTTTGATAATGCGGCGTAGATTAACCTGGGATTCAAATTGAATTCCCTTCAAATACTTTTCTTTGAAATAGACGAGAAAATCCTCGGAGGTTTCGTCTACATCAATATCATCATAAAAACTACGGAGATAATTGACTGGGTTTTTTTGGGGTACTGTTACCGAAAATCGAGTATTGCTGAGAGAAAAATCGGGGACTGTGGTGACGGTCAGAGCCGTGGCATTAACAACAGTATCTACAGTATACAGATTATAGTCAGTACCATCTGTATTGGTATAGACAGCAATTTGATCACCGGATGAAAAGGAATTGGTAAAGGATGTTGTGTTGACTGAAGAAACGATATAGGTATTACCGGCGACCAAATTGATCTTGGGGTTTTGTTTCGCCTCAATATAGCTTAGATTAGCAACGCATTGATTTGTCTCTATCCACTCATAATATTTCTTGACGAATTCGACAAAGATCGGCCCCTCTTCCTGATAGAATTCAGGAAACTGTTGCTCAATTAAATTGCTAATCGTGCTTTCAATTTCATGAGACATTATTGATCAAGCCGTAATTCTTCAGTTTTGATGTTAATGGCAGAGGCTTCAATGCTCAAAATGGTGTTTTTAGTAGCCGTGATGTCCTTGTCCTTTGGGTAGGCAAAGATTTTGAAAGAAGCGCCTTCGAAATTCTGGATATTTAGATTGTTGATGTTGATTAGGCCCGTGGAATAGTCCACTGTTCCGACCCTGGTAATTTCTCGGTCAACATCGTTCTGCCTTTGGATAATTCTGAGCTGTCCGATTGTGCCGGGGTCGGGTGCGCCGGTGTCCTCCAGATGGACCGTCTCGCCATTGTAGGTAAATGAATCAGATGTGATAGCATGGTCGCGGTTAAAGGCATGAATGCGGGCAGAGACAGGGATGGTGTCCTTAATGGCGGTACCGAAATCAACGATGTAATTCTGGGCTGTTTCTAGTGTCACATCAAGCTTTTTGTACATCCGCACATCGGCAATGCTAGAAACAATCGAGGCATCGGCATAGTCAATTGTCCGGTAGATTTCACTATCTCGGTAAGTGACAGCAAAGTCATCGAGGTTAACATCACGATATGAAATGATTGCGTTTTGCACCAGGGTCTTAATTCTTTCCGGGCTATTTGTCGTGATATTGACATTGAAACGCACCAGGGCGTTGATATCAACATACAAATATTCCGGTTCCACAAAGATAGGATCAATTCCAAATGGCGATCTCTTTCTGAGAAAACTTGCATATTCCAGCTTTTTATTTTCGGGTAGACCATCCACATTTGTCAGATCGACCACAACAAAAACCTTGCCCCAGCGTGGCGGGTTGGCCTCCTCCCCACCATAGACGTGTATGACATTGATCTCTGGATAGGCGGCCCGCAGGGCCACCGAATAGTCATTATCAACAACGGTACGTTCCTGGACCTGAAATGATCGCGGGGCATAGTAGCGAATTGACTCATCGTTTTCTTCATCCTGCCCATTCTTGGCAGTCTCGACAGTCGTTACCAGGGGCGTATCATTTAGTTCCTGGGCAATTCCCGTTGGATCGAAATCCAGGGCAAATAATGATGCCCCATCTGATGCCGGGCCAGCGGCGATCCTGTAATCCAGAACAATGGTTGCACCAATCTTAGGACTCTTGCCGAGGATATCGTCACCGAATAGCACCTCATAATAACCGTCATGGGCGCTCTGTAGGAAAAACACCTGAGACTTGGACGTGATATCGAGGAGAGTGCGCTGATAGACATAGACTTCACCAATGGTGTCACCATCCTCATAAACCGTAACAGCCAGTGATCGTAAGTCCACGTTTTTGTTTGAAATTCGGAAACGCTCATTATCGATGCCAGTGAAGACAAATGAATCCTTGACGAAAAACCCTTCATAGACATCAATCTCAAAACTGAAGGTGTTGTTTGCCGAGGCGACGGTCAGGGTTTCAGGAATGGAAAAGGTGTAATTGGTATTCTTGACAATGCTAGAAAATGTCGAACCTTTTTGAATGGTATAGGGTTGGCTTTCCGAGGTGGCCTCAAAATCAACTTTGACGCGCCCGCGCGAAGACCTTACTGATCGAGGGAGATAATTGAGATCCTTGGCATGAGAGAGAATTGAGGAGCGCAATTGTGCGGAATCAAGATGGGCTTCGCTCAAAGCCATGTTGGTATAGAAGGCGTTGATGTAGGTGTTATAGGACAATAGGCGCAGCAATGTCGCCATATTGGGGCCTTCATAGTCATAATCACGGAAATTGTTTTGCTGCCGCAAAAAGTTTTTCAGGCTTGTTTTTATGCTATAGTAATCGAGATCGACTAGATTCAGACTACTTAAATTAATTTGGGTATTACTTGACGCCATTTATCGGACTCTGCTAATAGCTATATCGAATTGGAAAGTTTCTGACGGGATATTTAGTATTGTATAATAAATTGAAACATAAAGGCGATTGAAATCGGTATTGTTATAGTTGACCCCCAGATCAACAAGATCCACGCGCGGTTCCAGCATCCGAATAGCCTCTGAAATTGAATTTCGGATTTCATCAAAGTCACGGGGATCATGTCCTAGTTCAAAGAGAGATGCACGAATTTTGCTTCCCACAGCGCTTTCAAATGGCCATTCGCCGCGATTGGTAAGGATGATGTTTCTCAGAGATATTTCGATGGCTTGCCGATCAACGGCACGGGCCAGATAACCCGTGACCGGATTGCGATCCAGGTTTGTCAGAAAGTCCGAGAAATGCTCCCGTTTAGATCGCTCGATGGTGTATTTGTCTGATCTCGTTGTCATGTTTGGTGGTACCCGTTGTCATCTACATGTACGCCATTCTTGGTCGTCATATTGCCCTCATGATCAATGTTCGCATCGACTTCATATTTGCGGGTATCAAGGGATGTTACATCACTCACGTCATGTGTCTGTTTTCCCCCCACATCATTGGTTTGATCTTGCCCGACATCATTGGTTTGATCCTGCCCGACTTTGGTTTCATGGTTGCCCTTAATATCCATGAGCATATCACCACCGACGTTAAATTTTGCGTTGCCCTTACAGCCGAAATAGAGATTGTCTACATGGGCATTTAGGTTGCCCTTGGAAAACAGGGTGGTATTACCGGCGACCCCAATATCCCCATCACCAGCAACTTCAATATATGAACCGCCACCGACCACAAGCCTGGAATGACCACCAAGTTTAAAGTCTCCATTTTCATCGAGGGTAAATGAACCGCCACGCTTACCATAGAATTGTGATGATCCTACAGAGACGGCTGTGACCTGTCCGTTGGTAGTGCATTCGACATAGCTCCCGGATTCATGGGCGATAAAAATGCGGGGATTTTCTGGTGTGCAATCATATACACAGATATGACCCGAGGGCCATTGATGCACCTGAATGTTGGGATTTTTTCCCTTGTTTGCTTCCTTATCGCCATGATTTACACGGGCGTGGGGTCCATACTCGTTTTTAGCCATTGTCTACAATATTCCCCTCTTCATCTATTAAACCTTGCTCTTCCAATAACAGTAGCTCATAGGCCCTATCCAGTTGTGCCTCCAGCCGTTCCTGTTCCTCATTTTGTTTTTGTGAATCCTTCTTATCCTTCTTTTGCTTTTGGAATAGCGCCGAGAAGAATGATTGGAGTTGTCCGATAAAAGCGGTATAGTTTCCTGGTCCTACTGCAACAATAGCTTCTGGATTTTGCTTACCATTAACGCGCTTGAGGTTTTGCAGCATGGGCAGGATTTCAGGAATAGCGGCGCCCTTGTTTTGAACTTCTTTCTGGATATATGCCGAGGGGTCTTGTGTGTTGTCAAAGTAAGCAGGAAATTGCCCTATTGATTTGAATTGATCATCATCCATAAAACGCAAACGCGGGCGGCGATTATCGGGGTTGGAATACTCCTCTGCCTGGACTTTCTTGGATTGCTCGAAATTGCGTTTTAATTGCCGCTCGATAATTGTGCTACCAATACCATCCCTGGCCGTCTCTGTGGGGATTTCGGGACGCCAACCCAT